GGCCGAAAGGCCACAGTAGACACCGAGAGGTGTCAATCGTCCGTGGAAGGACGACATCGTTGGAATATAGTGATTGAATTAGAATTGGAGTCACCCCCGCTTCAATTTATTTTTTCAATGTACCAAAATGTTCTATCGATGAAATTCCCTAGGTAGGAGACTAGTTATCTCCTACTTCGAAAGAATAACTTCTAAAAACCTTAAACAGGATGTATTCCCGAATAAGCATACTAGCTTCGGTAGCAGCGATTACGCTACCACGTCTGGAGTATTGAAGTTGGATATTGGAACCTTTGAGGAACGATTTCTATCGAAAGCGTTCTTCTTAGGTGAAAATAAACTAGATCGAGTTCTCACGTCTCTTCTACACTTGTTTGATTGTGTAGGGTCCTCTATAGAGGATATTGGAGATTTCTCTATTCTTACGAATAGGGAAAACTTCAATAGAAAGATTCGTGTGAACGCCAATAAGTCGATTAGGTACCGTTATAAGATAGAAAAAGAAAAGAGGGGATTTTCCCCTATTGTCTTTTCTATCCGTTATGGTATCCCTCTCGACACCATTCTGGGAGAGTACCCTATGGTCTTTCAAAGAAAGACTTCTAGGGTACTTCTCCATTCCCTTAAAATTTCAAACGCTCTTTTCCTGACCATGAAGATGTTCAGGAAATCTGATCTGGATTCTCTTCAGAGAGTAAGAGGGCGACGGGTTTTCTTTAAGAAAGGAAACTTACTGTCGTCCCTCTTCCTCCATATCTATTCACAATTTGTGAAAAAAGATTATGATGAGAAGTCCCTGATCAAGTGTTTGAAAAATTCTCTCTGTCTCATGGTGAGTAAAGCAATGAACCAAACTGAGCTTCCCGAAGGGGAGTTTATCTCATTGTTCCCGACCGAAGTCTGGAACCAGATAAACAAATCCCTCTCTCGAGAAGAACTGGTAAGGTTCAGCTTTTCTTGTCTTCAGTCCAAATCCCTATGTCAGGAGGTACCCGAAGATTTTATCTTGGATACCCTCATAAAGCATAGGGACCAACTGAGCGCTCCTCATCGAGGATTGTCTCATATAACCCTTTCTCTTCTCGAAGAGAAAGGTCGGGAGTTTGGAAAGCATGTGGCCAAGTATTACTCGGCCAACCATGGATTCTTTCCAACTAACAAGGCATCCTTTGCTTTCCCCCGCGCTAGCGGAGGGGTTAAAGGAGACCTGGTTTTCCATCAGCGTCTTCAGGATCTTTCTTCGAAAGAAGATCCTGATGATCGTATGGAACCCTTAGTTATTGGTTTATTTGGACAACCCGGGATGGGTAAGAGTACGCAAATCAATCGAATTGTTAGCGAACTCTCTTCCCTTTTCCCGGGGGTGGAAAGACAAAAACTCACTTACCAAAGGACGTGCCATGTTGAACACTGGGACGGCTACTGTGGTCAACCTATTGTCATCTTTGATGATCTAGGTCAGGCCACAGATGGACATGATATTAAGGAATTCCAGACTCTGGTTTCCTGTTGTCCATACGTCGTTCCAATGGCTTCTTTAGAAGAGAAGGGTCAGAAATTCTGTTCCCCTATCATTATTTGTACCTCCAATTTATTGTATGGTATGAGTCTAAAGAATGCTTATGGTCCGTCGAACCCCATTATCGATGACGCCTCTTTTTGGAGGCGCTTTCATGTCCCCTTGTACGTGGAATTCCAAAAGACTTACTGTCTGAAGGATTCCCCTACATGGGTTCGTGAAGAGAATCTTATGTTCATGAAACATCAGTCTCGCAACCGGATTAATCCGGTCCCGGGACAGTTTAATCATGAACGGTTCTTTCAACGACAACGGGATTTCGATAGAGATGGAAACCAAGAAAAATGGTTTCCATTCACTGACTTTGGTAACCTCCGAACCCTTTTCAAGGTTCGGAGGAACTATCATGAGAACTTTCGCCTGAACTGGATCCAAACAGTTGTAGACAAGTGTCAGGACACGGAGATCCTCAATCCTCTACTCGAAGAAATAGAACAATTCGGTTTCACCGAATCTTTCGATTTTAAGAGTGGATTGGGAACCACCAAGTGCCTCAATTTCCCCGCTTTTCCGCCCGAAGGCCCTCTACCCGTGAGGGTAGAGCCTGTCCCCGAACCTTTAAAGGTTCGGGTGATTACGGCAGGAAAGGGGGACACTTTCTGTCTGAAACCCCTCCAGCGAGCCATGTGGCTCGCCTTGGGGGATTTCCCACAGTTTTGTCTTACCCACGGGACCAATAGGCTCGAAAATGCGATTTCTCGTATTTATGAGTCTTCGGACCCGGGGGATGTTTGGATTTCCGGTGACTACTCAGCAGCAACTGATTCCTTTTCAATAGAGGGCTCCAAAGCCCTTCTCAAAGGAATCCTGGAATCGATTGATCATGAACCAACTAAACGTTGGGCCATGAAAGAGATTTCCCCTCATTTACTTGTTTATCCAAAGAATACGGGTTTAAGTCCGGTTCTTCAGAAATCAGGTCAACTGATGGGATCTCTGTTATCTTTTCCTTTGCTGTGTCTGTTAAATGACTGTACTGCAGAGTTCTCTGGGGTCCATCCCTCCAAATATTTAATAAATGGAGATGATATCCTCATGAGAACCTCACCTGATTCTTACCCTAAGTGGAAAGAGACGGTCCAAGAATTTGGACTCGACCTTTCCGCGGGGAAGAACTACATCCATCCCATTTTCGGGACGGTTAATTCCCAACTTATTGTGGAAGGGACTGTAGTTGGATCAGGAAAGCAGATGGTCTTAGACAGACGTAGTCGCGTTCTTGGCGAATGTTTAAGAGATCTGGAATTGGCAATGCCAGGGGAGAGTCCTCAGGACGTTCAGGAGTTGTTTAAGTCGGTTAACCGACAAAAACTCTCTAGAACAGTCCGGAGTATCTCTGTCCCAGTCAGTCACGGTGGTCTTTCATTTTCTTGGGGCTTGCCCCTAACTACAAAAAAGAGTGAGCGAACAGCTAAGCTGTGTTACTTACACGATTTGTTTAAGAAAATGGAACCCATGAAGGACTGCATTTCGATTCCATATCTCTCAATCGGAGAGAAAAATGTTTCAAGTATGAAGGAGGAAGAAAGGATTTTCAACGAACCAGTGAGTTCGAGTGAATATCACGAGGATTTTTTAAAAACCGTAGATATTCAACGGGTCACTAAACGTTGCATGACTCATTCAGGTCTTCGAGAATTACTTCTCGACCAGCCTTTGGAGTCTATGCCGTCCTTGAGCTTTCTTCATACATACCAAATTCCTTGCTCGGACCATAAAGTCAGAAAAGAGTTGCAGGTTGCAATCGATTCTCTCTTTTTGGAACGCTACCTCCAGGGAGGTCAAGAGTTTGGTTATGAAACATTTCGTAGGGAATTCCTGTTGACAACCATGAATCTGTCATCGAATACCGAGAAAACTGTGAAACACTTGGTGTCTCTCATGGATCTCGATGTTCGTCCTGATTTCCTTAGGTATGTTAATCTCAATTTCGACCCC